CACAAGAACTCTTCTTGAACATCTTGAAGGAACGTGCAGAGACTGGTCGTTTGTATATCATGAACATCGACCACTGTAACGAACATTCTTCGTTCAAGGATAAAGTAAACATGTCTAATCTCTGTCAAGAGATTACACTACCAACCGATCCCATCAATCACATTGATGATACTGCTGGTGAGATTGCTCTCTGTATTCTCTCTGCTGTCAATGTTGGTAAACTTCGTAACATTGAAGAGATGGAGGAACTATGTGATCTATCTGTACGTGGTCTAGAAGAACTGATTGAGTATCAAGACTATCCTGTTCCTGCTGCAGAAAGAAGTACAAAGGACCGTCGATCTCTTGGGGTAGGGTTCATTGGTCTCGCTCACTATCTTGCAAAACAAGGACACAAGTATAGTGATCCAGATGCTCTAAAAGAAGTTCATAAGATCACAGAAGCGTTCCAATACTATCTCTTAAAATCTTCTAATCAGGTTGCAAAAGAAAAGGGTGCTTGCAACGGTTTCTCTCGTACAAAGTATGCTGATGGAATTCTCCCGATAGATACATATAAGAGTGACGTAGATGAATTAGTAGAACCAGAGTACAATTATGATTGGGAATCTCTTAGGACATCTATCACCACCTACGGGTTACGGCACTCAACACTGTCCACACAAATGCCTTCAGAGAGCAGTTCCGTTGTGTCAAACGCAACAAATGGAATTGAACCGCCGCGTGATTATTTGTCCGTTAAAAAATCAAAAAAAGGACCTCTTAAGCAGATTGTTCCACAATATACCACTCTGAAGAATAACTATACTCTTCTGTGGGATATGGAATCTAATCGTGGTTATATTAATATTGTTGCCGTGATGCAGAAATTCTTTGACCAAGCAATTTCTGGTAACTGGAGTTACAACCCTGAAAATTATCCAGACAATGAAGTTCCAGTTTCTTCTATGGCACAAGATCTCCTAACTACATATAAGTTTGGATGGAAAACCTCATACTACCAGAACACTTATGACGCAAAGAAAGATGTAGACGATCCTGCTCATTCAATTGGGTGGAAGGATAACGTACCAGACGTAGATAATCTAATCAAACAACTATCACAAGTGGAGGAAGAAGACTGTGAGTCTTGCAAGATCTAAGGAGAATTACATGGAGTTTATGGTGGATACAAAAAAAAGAATTGATGGAATGACAGTGTTCAATTCCAACAAAACTGATCTTAAAAAACAACCAATGTTCTTTGGAGCCCCTCTTGGGGTCCAAAGATACGATACATATAAGTATCCAATTTTTGACAAATTAACTCAGCAACAACTGGGTTATTTCTGGAGACCAGAAGAAGTATCATTGCAGAAGGATCGTGCGGACTATCAGACATTACGCCCAGAGCAAAAGCACATTTTTACCAGCAATCTTAAATACCAGATCATGCTGGATTCTGTACAAGGGAGGGGTCCTGGGATGGCTTTTATCCCTTATTGTTCACTACCCGAACTAGAAGCTTGTATGACTATTTGGGAAACTATGGAGATGATCCATAGTCGCTCATACACATACATCATTAAGAATGTCTATCCAGATCCTTCAGAAGTATTTGATACTATTCTTGATGATGAAAGAATCTTGAAACGTGCTGAAACTGTTACTAAAGCATATGACGAGTTGATTAGTCAAGCTCACATATATGATACAGGTAATCTGTGGAGACAAGATTGGAAAGATTCTCCAACTTCTATGTGGGAGGTAAAGGAACTGAAGCGTAAACTGTATCGTGCAGTGATGAATGTTAATATCCTTGAGGGTATTCGTTTCTATGTTTCATTTGCATGTACGTTTGCATTTGGTGAACTAAAACTTATGGAAGGTTCAGCAAAGATTATCTCACTGATTGCTCGTGACGAAAGTCAACACCTAGTAATCACCCAAAACATTCTGAAGAATTGGGCGAATGGTGATGATCCTGAGATGTTAGAAATCATGCAGGAAGAGGAAGAGAATGTCTATCAGATGTTTAAAGACACTGTAGAAGAAGAGAAGGATTGGGCAGAATATCTCTTCAAAGATGGATCTATGATTGGTTTGAATGCTAAACTACTCGATTCTTATGTTGAGTATATTGCTAACCGTCGTATGAAAGCAATTGGTTTAAAACCAATCTTTGATACTCCTATGTCAAACAATCCATTACCTTGGACACAACATTGGTTGAACTCCAAGATGATGCAGAATGCTCCTCAGGAAACTGAGATTGAATCTTATGTCATTGGAGGTATTAAACAGGATGTTAAGAAGGATACGTTCGCTGGTTTCCAATTGTGACGAATTATTCTTTGCCTGGTTGGAGGGAAAAGATCCTAGAATCAAACCTTCCAACCCAAGCGGAGAGAGACCTACTATCAAGAGGTCCGTCAAGTCTCGCTCAAGCCTGGAGGATGCAGGCAATAAAATACAAATACCAGATCCATGGGATTAAGGAGCCGTAAGGCTCCTTTTTTGTATCTAAATACTTAAGGTAATAAAAAAGCATATGTTGTCTACACAATACCGTCTAAGGATGGAGTTTATTTGCACAAAGATTGCCAACAACGAAGAGGTAAAAATTGAAGATATGATCTGGGCGCAGAAATTAGCTAAGTCTAATAAATCTGCTGAAGCCATGTTACGTATGGCCAGGAGGAAAGCAACCTCTCCAGACGCGCCTGAGGGTGGCTTAGATGATTTTATGAATAGGATGGATATTGGCGATCCCGATCCATCCAATCACAGGTCAGGGTTCGGTAGTGTGGATGAAATTGTTGAATGGTTTCATCAGGAAAAAACAGATGACTGGAGACAACGTGACTAAACAACTTTTTCTTGTTGATATTGAAGATGGTAGGTCTGTCATGCATGATGGATATATTCAACTTGGTGTTTTCCCTCACTCTGCTGAAAGACACATTGAGTTAAGTAACTCTATTTGTGGTGATGATCCAATTGATTGGCAAGTAACATACTGGATGCCTGATCCATTTTGTATGAGGTACAAAAGATCCAACTTCCAGAAGACTATGAAGGCGAACGAAGGTTCACCTAAGACTGATAATTCATCGGACTACAATCAACCACAATCAAGATTAGATAGAACATTATAGGGGATTGACACATCTGTTGAATGTCAGTAGAATAACTCTGCTAGGGTTCAAGGGAACTATATAGCTTAAATTTAAAGCTATAATATGAAACCTCAAAGTGCAAAGGCGAAAGGTAGAAATTTACAGAAGTGGGTTAGAGAACAACTCATTGAAAGATTAGATATTCATCCTGAGGATGTTGAATCTAGATCTATGGGTGCTGGTGGAGAGGATTTAATTATGGCACGTGCTGCCAGAGAAAAGTTTCCACATAGTATTGAATGTAAGAATGTAGAAAAATTAAATGTATGGGACGCTTACGATCAGGCAAAAGCTAATTGTGGTAAGTATGAACCTCTTGTGGTTATGAAGAAGAATCATAAAAAACCACTAGTTGTTGTGGATGCAGAATATTTTATTAGCCTTTTTAATAAATAGGGCTGCCTTACCTTTTTTAATATGGAGTCAAATCCACAGAAGAAAGAGGAAACCAAAAAGGAAAATAAATTTGAGTGGGCTGATGAAGGGGTATCTACCCTGGTACGTGTTGTTATTTTAGGCTGGTCAGCATCAATCCTGACCCTTAATTATGTAACTGTTCCTGGTATTCCTCAAAAAAACATTGATCCAACTTTTATAGCATCTGTCTTTACTGGCACGCTAGCTACTTTTGGAGTTATGCCTGCTAAAAAGAAGGATGAAGAAAAACCTAAAGAGGAAAAAACTGATGCAAAAATTAATTAATATTCTCGCTCTTGCTTCTTTTGCTGTATCTGCTTCTATTGTTGGTGCAGGTACATATCTCTATCTTAATAAAGATGTATTAATTGAAGATGCAAGAAACAATGTAACTAAGGCTGCTACAGAAGCAATTACTGATGCGCTTCCTGGTTTAGTTAACTCAGCAATGCCTAAGTTACCATCCGCTACTGGTGGTGCAATTCCAACTGGTGGTATGACTGGTCCTGATATTCGATTACCATGACAAAACCTTCTCCATTAAAAATAACAGCTATCGCATTAGGTGCGGTTGTAGGAATTTCTCATGTAGGATTACTCGGTTATGTTCTGAGAGACAATACTCCTACAGTTAAACAAGTTCCTACTATCAATATTCCCCGTGGTGATTATTCTTCTTACACTATTAAAGCGGGTAAAGATGGATATGAAATAGAATACCGTGCTAACGATCCTGCTATTTTAGAATCAGAAAGATCTCTACATCTTGATAAAGATAAGAGAGGATGGTTCGGTGGAGGTTCTGAAATAAGGAATGAGTATCGTCGTGATCAATATACTATGGACGGAACCCGTAACATCGGGGGAGGTGAAATAGGTGAAGTGGGAAAGACAGGAGGTGTCAGCGCCGAGTGTTTAGTGGCAGACGCTGGGGCCCGATCACAAGGTGCGATGGCGGGAACTAGTATTGCTGCTGGTATCGGTGTTCCTGCTGTTGCTAGTATTCCATACATCGGTTGGTTAGCTGGTGGGTGGATGTTACTCCTAGGACAGAAAGCAGGATCTGAATTAGGATCACAAGTTGGTAGTGTATTTAATGATTGCTAATGGATATTCCAGAAATTCGAGTTGATAATTTAGATATTAGAACAACTAAATTAGATATTAAATCAATTGAAATTGTTGATGTATTGAATGCACCATCATCATCGATACCAGTTGCGCCTCCAGTTGTTCTTAATGTAGGTATACCAGTTGTTGATATGCCTGGTTGCGTAGAGGCGCATGAAACTAATAACGTAAAGAATGATAAAATCAATGAAGACGATTCAAACGGTCTGGTCACGTACTGCGATACTGGTCTTCCTGGTTTCAATCCTATTTCTTTTGAACCTGAGCAGATGATATTTACTGGTGAGGCTGAAGTGCCACCAGTAAAACCACCAGAGTCTCCAGAAGTTCCTGAAGCACCAGAAGTCAAACCACCACCAGTCAAGTCTGCAACAATAGAGTGTCCAACGCCTGCCCAAGACGCAAAAGAACCCGTCGGCACATTGGTCAACGGGTTCAGAGAAAAAGTTACTGG